TCTGGCACCCGGTCGAGTGGCGGGAACCGGACGGAACTGCTGCGGCTCTGGCCGACGCCAAGGGCCAGCGCCAACGAGAACAGGCAGACAATACCGACGCCGTCGCAGAAAGCGGGCCAGCACGGCATGAACCTGGCGACCACGGCTGCGATGTGGCCCACGCCGCAGACCGACAGTTTCCGCAGCCGGGGCGGCGAACGACGAGACGAGAAGGGTCTGGACCAGCATGGCGCGGGACTGGCCGACGCCGATGGCGAACGACGGCTGCAAGCCGAGCGCGGGCAACCGCNNNNCGGCCGACCTGACCCATNCGGCGGGNATGTGGATGACGCCGACGGCGCGCGATCACAAGGACGGGGCGACGACACTGGCGAACACGCCGGTNAACGGCCTGCTTGGCCGCCAGGTCCTGGTGACGCCGATGGCTGGGNNCGATACCTCCGATGCCGCGCCGGACCTTGAACCCGCTGTTCGTCGAGGCGCTGATGGGCTGGCCCACCGGGTGGACCGGCTTCGCCTCTGTGGCAACGGCGTGGTCCCCCTGGTTGCGGCGCATGCGCTGCGAACTCTCGCGGCTGAACTGCTGGCCGATGTATGAGGCANCGNCATGAAGCANTCCCGCCTCATGTCGCTGGTCGAGTCNGTNGCCAACGTGATCGTCGGCTACGGCGTCGCNGTNGTCACGCAGATCCTGATCTTCCCGGTTTTCGGGCTGCACACGACGCTGGCGCAAAACCTGAAGATGGGTGCGGTGTTCACCGTGGTGAGCATCGCGCGGTCATACGTCCTGCGGCGGCTGTTCGAGGCGATCCGGATGCGGGGCAACTAGATGGAGTAGCTGCCGAAGGGCTTTCCGAACTTCTCAACGCCTGACTTGCCCAGCAACGTCAGCTTGTTGTGCAGCTTGTGGCCGGGAGATGCGTTTCGGGCCTCGCGAGCCCAGACCTCGGCGTCAATCTCCCAGACCTCGAAGTTAATTCCGTCCGGNGTGAAAGCACAGAGAACGACATCGATCCGCTCGAGAAGAGTGTTGAGACATCCCCATTCGGGTATTGCGTCCCTTCGCCGTGCGCAGCGTAGCTCGCCGACCGTCAGGTAGTTTGAGTTCTGTTGCCACAGGGCTGACGAGCTCGCCGATTTTGCTTGCTAGTGCTCGACCAGCTGAGATGCCAAACTCATAGCCCTCGCGGCCGGTGAACTCGTCCTGTCCGCCGCCCAACTTGGAGGGTTTTGTCGATACGGCCTTGGGAGCCTTCGGCAGAAAATCGTCCAAGGCACGAGCGGCAACGGATGCAGCTGATAGACTGGGGTTCTGGGTTAGGAATTCGCCGAGACGGGATGCCAGATTGGGATCCAGTCGAACCGTGATTGAGTCGACCATACGCGCCACCTTTCAAGAGGGTTGATGCACACATCTTGCAGACCAGCGACAGGATTCGTCAAGAGGCATGATTCATGCCTCTTGACGAAATGTGCTTCCACGAAGCTGCGTCCAATCAAGCGATACGGTAGACCCGCCCCCGATCCTCGNCCTTCTCCGAGGTCACTTCGAGCCCAAGCTTCTTCTTCAGCGCCCCGGCCATAGCGCCGCGCACCGTGTGCGACTGCCAGCCCGTCGCAGCCATGATCTCCTCGATGGTCGCACCGTCCGGCGCGCGCAGCATGGCGATCAGCGTGGCCTGCTTCGTTCCCTCGCGCGGCGTGCGCGTCTTGGGCGCGCCCTTCGGTTCTTTGGGGGTGTCCGGCGCGGGCTCCTCGGTCGGCGCGTCCGTCGCGCCCGCAGGCGCGGTGTTCGCGTCCTCGGGCTCGATGCCAATGGCGGCGAGGCCTGCGTCGGTGGCGACGAGTGTGACGCCGTGGCCGTCGCCGGTCTCGCGCCAGACGGGCTCGCCCTTGCGCATGTCCGCGTCGACCTCCTCGAGGAAGCCCTTGGCGAGCATCGCGCCGACCACCTTGGCGGCGGCCCCGCCGCGCAAGCTCTCGGGCAGCGGCAGGGCGATAAGCTCGGGCCGCTGGGCGGCGGCGCTCAGGATCAGGGCTTGGGTGTCGGAAAGCTTGGTCATCGTCGTCTCCCGTATCGGGGCGCGCGGGATGCGCGCCCTTCTACGAGGCCGAGCCCGCCAGTCGGCGGGCGGGACCGGGAGCGGGTCGTTTCGACTCGGCGTGTTCGCCTTCGCTGAAGGCCATGTCGGAGATCTCGCGCAGCTTGGCGCGGTAGTGGTTCAGGGTGCCGACATGTCCCCAGTTGATCTCGTCGGGGTGTGTCTCGAAGTGGTCGGCGCTGAGGGCGGCGAGCCGATCCAGCATCCGNGACTCGATCTCGGACTTGGCGGTCGAAAAANGCGTCGAGGGCTTTCGTGTTGTCGGTCGCGCGGCCGGTCATCGGGGTGGCTCCTTGGTGAGTTGCATCGCTTCGTTGGAGTGACGTTCGCTCTGTCCGCGATGCTTATCAACTCGATAAGAACATGATTCTGAATGATAATCGGGGCCGTCGATGCAGGGCATGAGCGAGCGCCAGTACGCCGCGCATGTCGGGTTGTCGCGGGGCGCGATCCAGAAGGCGAAGACGGCCGAGCGACTGGTCCTCTATCCCGACGGCAGCATCAACGCGGCTGCCAGCGACGCCAGACGGGCCGAGACGACGGACCCGTCGAAGACGCGGAAACCGCCCGCGCCGAAGCTGAAACCCGTCCCCGAGGCGGCGGTGGCAGCGGTCGGCGACACGCTGCGCGAACAGGGGCTGGCGGTCCCGGCGGTCGGCGGCGGCACGACCTTCCTGCAGGCCAAGACCGCGAACGAGGTGCTGAAGGCGCAGGAGCGGCGCATCCGGCTCCAGAAGCTGAAGGGGGAGCTGATCGAGCGGGCCCGCGCGCTGGCGCTGGTGTTCCGGCTGGCGCGGGAAGAACGGGACACGTGGGTGAACTGGCCCGCGCGCGCGGCGGCGCTGATGGCGGCTGAGCTCTCGGCCTCGTGCAGCGAGGCGACGGGTCAGCAGATCACAGTGGAGCCAGCCGCGATGCAGAAGGTACTGGAGAGACATGTACGCGCCCACCTCGACGAACTCGCCGAGGTCCGGCCCGACTTCCGGTGAGAACGACGATGGCCTGACGGACTTCGACGGCGCCGGCGAGATCCTGCGCGCCTGGGGCAACGGGCTCCGACCCGACCCGGACCTGACCGTCTCGGAATGGGCGGACCGGCACCGGATGCTTTCGGGCCGGGCCTCGGCCGAACCCGGGCGGTATCGGACACTTCGCACGCCCTACATGCGCGAGATCATGGACCGGCTGTCGCCCGGCGATCCCGCGCAGCGCGTCGTGTTCATGAAGGCGGCGCAGGTCGGCGCGACCGAGGCGGGCAACAACTGGATCGGGTTCGCCATCCACCAGGCGCCGGGCCCGATGCTGGCGGTCCAGCCGACGGTGGAACTGGCGAAACGCAACTCGCGCCAGCGGATCGACCCGCTGATCGACGAAAGCCCGGAGCTGCGGGAGCGGGTCAAACCGGCCCGGTCCCGCGACGCGGGCAACACCATGCTGTCGAAGGAATTCGCGGGCGGCATCCTGATCATGACGGGCGCGAACTCGGCGGTCGGGCTGCGGTCCACACCGGCGCGGTACATCTTCCTCGACGAGGTCGACGCCTATCCGGCGTCCGCTGACGAGGAAGGCGACCCGGTCACGCTGGCCGAAGCGCGGTCGCTGACCTTCGCCCACCGGCGCAAGGTGTTCCTGGTCTCGACGCCGACCATTCGGGGGCTGAGCCGGATCGAACGGGAATACGAGGCATCCGACCAGCGGCGGTTCTTCGTGCCGTGCCCGCATTGCGAGGCGATGCAGTGGCTGAAGTTCGACCGGCTGCGCTGGCAGAAGGGCAAGCCGGAAACGGCGGAATACATCTGCGAGGGCTGCGACGCGGCCATCGCGGAACACCACAAGACGGCGATGCTGGAGGGCGGCGAATGGCGGGCAACCGCCACGGCCGCCGATCCGACCACGGTCGGCTACCACCTTTCGGCGCTCTATTCGCCGGTGGGTTGGCTCAGTTGGTCCCGCATCGCCCGTGGCTGGGAGGCGGCCCAAGGGTCGGACGAGGCGATCAAGGCGTTCCGCAACACGATCCTTGGCGAGACATGGGTCGAGACCGGCGAGGCGCCCGACTGGCAGCGGCTCTACGACCGGCGCGAGGCGTGGAAACCGGGCACGGTACCAGCAGGTGGGCTGTTCCTGACCGCCGGGGCCGACGTGCAGAAGGACCGGATCGAGGTCGACATCTGGGCCTGGGGTCGTGGACTGGAAAGCTGGCTGGTCGATCATGTCGTGATCGAGGGCGGGCCGGATCGGCATGACGCATGGTCGGAGCTGACTGCGCTGCTGGATCGGTCGTGGCCGCATGAACGCGGCGCGCATCTTCGGATTGCACGGCTCGCCATCGACACCGGTTACGAGGCCCCGGCGGTCTATGCCTGGTCGCGAAACGCCGGGTTTGCACAGGTGTCGCCGGTGAAGGGTGTCGAAGGGTTCAACCGCTCCAGCCCGGTGTCGGGTCCTACCTTCGTCGACGCGACCGAGGGCGGGAAGCGCCTGCGGCGCGGCGCCCGGCTCTGGACCGTAGCGGTGTCGACCTTCAAGGCCGAGACCTACCGCTTCCTTCGGCTCGACCGGTCGACCCAAGAGGAACGCGCCGAGGGCGCGGCCTTTCCGCCCGGCACAATCCACCTGCCGACATGGGTGGAAAGTGAATGGCTGAAGCAGGTCGTCGCCGAACAGCTGGTGACGGTCCGCACGAAGCGGGGCTTCGCCAAGCTGGAATGGCAGAAGCTGCGCGAGCGCAACGAGGCGCTGGACTGCCGGGTCTATGCCCGCGCCGCCGCCTGGATCGCAGGCGCGGACCGCTGGCCCGACGAGAAATGGCGTGACCTCGAGGATCAGCTCGGAGCAGCCCCCACCGACAGCGATCCCGCCGGGCAGATCAACCGGCCGGGACAGGCCCCGCAGGGCAAGCGCCGCTCCGACTGGCTCGGACGGCGCGGAGGATGGTTCTGA